ATTCTTCAATTCAACAGATTGCCACAGATAACGGCACAACATCTGGTGCAAGTTTCACCGTGACAACTCCCACAAATGGGGTGATCCGTGTGACCAATACGTCTGCGGGTTCAAGGACTGTACACATCCAGTTCTTTGGAGGCACCTCTTTCTAAGCTTTCTAGTCCCCTTCAATACTGGTTTTGCGCAGCATGAGTCTGGCGGGCACATTCTTTGTCAGCCAGACACGTTTTTGAGCAAAGCCCCTAGTCCACGTCACTGCTCACCCCAGCTAATCTCACCACATGACCACCCCATCCATGGCTAACACCTACACCTGGCGCATCGCTCAGCTCGAAAGAGAGACAAGCGACGGTTACGTTTTCGTCGCTCACTACACCGTGGACGCCAAAAGCGATGATGCGGTTTATTCCGCTGGCGCCTACGGCAGCCTCGGACTGGAGCGCCCTGAAGGCAGCCTGATCCCCTACTCCGAACTGACTGAGGATGTGGTGGTCGCCTGGGTGCTGCAAAAGCTGGGCGATGAGAAGGTGCTCGAAATCCACGCCGCACTCGACAGTCAGATCGACGAGCAACGGCAGCCCACTAAGCAGGCAGGCGTGCCTTGGTAAAAGTGTGGCCGGTGGTGGGTCCTCACGCGGTGCCCACCTGGTGCCCGCAGCCGGCCGCTACGGGAACGCCTAGACCTCCAAAAAGGTTCTAGGCGTCAATCTTAGCCGACAGCTAAGCTAATTGCATGATCGAGCTGATTGCTGCTGTCGCCGGGGCGTCGATCTCCGTTGCCGCAATGGGCGCAATGGGCTTTAGCCGCCGCAATGATGAAGCGCGAGATGCAGTGATTCGGCTGACCAGCGCAGTAGAGCACATTGCAACGCAATTAGAAGTGCTGCACACCGATATCAAAGAAGATCGCAAAGAGACCTTTACGCGGCTGAATACGGTTGAGCAAAGGGTATCTAAGCTAGAGGGACGGCCGCATGCTTAGCCATGGATCGCATTGCTGATTATATTGCGTTGGCAGTTGCCATTCATGGCGTCGCGTTGATCGTGGTCAACTTGACGCCAACACCGAAAGACAACAAAGCACTAAGAAAAACCGCCAAACTTGCGGTCAAACTTTATAGGGCTATCGAAGTGCTTGCTGGTGTTGTCACTCCATTGGTTAAGCGATGATCAAACTGACCGACCTGTTTAAGCATTACAAGCACGGCACGCCACATCAAATGGCGGCCATCTCTGAATTAGAGGCTGAGCTATTAAAGGTTGCGCCTGAAGTCTTTAATAGGGATCAGCCGTGGTACAAGACCTGGCAAGCTGGCGGCAAGCTGCATAATTATGACCCAGCGGTAAAACTCATTAAAGAGTTCGAGGGCGTGCATCTCAGCGCTTATCCAGACCCTCTGCACGGATGGGATGTGGCAACAATTGGCTACGGCACCACGCGCTACCCAGATGGTCGCAAGGTGCAACGCGGTGACAAGATCACCGTGATTGATGCCGATCAGCTACTGACGCTTGAAGTGGAGCGCATCGCCGCAAAACTGCGCAACAGCGTGCCATTTTGGAATGAGATGACGGGCAACAAGCAATGCGCGTTGATCTCCTTTGCCTACAACCTCGGCGCTGGTTTTTACGGCAACACTGGTTTTGAAACCATCAGCAAATGCCTTGTCGGCAAGGACTGGCAGGCAGTGCCAGCAGCAATGGAGTTGTACCGCAACCCAGGGAGTGCTGTAGAGGCCGGACTATTGCGTCGTCGCCGCGCAGAAGGCAGGCTATGGGCCGGTGAGCAGCAGCAGGATCCTGCCAAGCTGTCGCCCAATAGTGCATTTACAGCTCGCATCACGCCGCACGTGCAGCTTGGTGAGTTTGCGCTATTTCAAGAAGCACGGCGCTTTGACCATCAATACCAGCTCGACACGGCAGCAGAGCTAGCGGCATTCCTTGAGCGTGCACGCGTCAAGTTTGGTGGCAAGCCTGTGGTCATCACCAGCGGCTACCGCCCGCGCGCCATCAATGCAGCGGTAGGCGGCTCCAGCGGCAGCGAGCACCTATACGATGCACCTGACGTTGGTGCGGTTGATTTCTATATCCGCGAGGTCAACATCAACCACGTGCAGGAGTGGTGTGATGACCACTGGCCGTATTCGCTCGGCTACGGTGCGCCTAAAGGATTTGTGCATTTAGGAATGCGTCGCGGCAGGCCACGCGTGCGCTGGGATTATTAAGCTGGTGTAGCTGACTCCACTGCGTGGATCACTGCATTGATGGCGCAAACCTCATCCCGAAACGCAGTGCAAAACATAGATTCAGGCAGCAAATCTTTGAGGCATGGCAGCATCAATGCGCTTACTGCGGAGACCTAGCTGACACGTTAGATCACGTCAAGCCGCGCCATAAAGGTGGCGCTACTGTGACGACTAATCTTGTGCCAGCCTGCAGGCCATGCAATCGAAATAAAGGAAGCGAAGAATGGCAGCAATGGTTCAATCAGCGGGATTCTTATCTGCTAGATCGTGAGCTTGCTGTGCTGCACTGGATTCAAGCATCTGATGATAGAACACTCTAGCCTGCCATTCTTGCTGGTGATCTTTACACATTCCCGCTAGGCAGACTCTCCAGATGTTCCCGACTTTCCGTATTGTTGGCGCCAAGTGGGGTGCCTGCCAGCGGGTTGCCTATCAGCATACGAAGGCGGCTGATGCCACGCCTTTGTATTTCGCACATGCGTGCACGTGATAGGCCCATGCGCTTTTCTAGGTCATTCCACGGCACTGGATTGCGACTGTTGCGTGCATAGATGATTTCACGCGTGCGATCATCTAAATGCTCGTCGCAATAATCACGTACGGTTTCAAGCTGCCAATCGTATTCAACGTCGTATTGTCTTTTATCGGCAATGATGTCAAGAATGTTAGATGATTCATCTTGCGCAGGTTTATCGAGGCTTGTGACCCGATACGACTGCTGCAATGTGTCAGATATCATCTTAGGAGTCACATCAAGCACTGCAGCAAGCTCCGCCATGGTTGCTGTGCGTCCGTGCTCTTGCGCAAATGCCTGCGCTGTCTTGTTGAGCTTGATCAGCATTTCATGCACGCCAAGCGGCAGCCTGATGATGGGGTCGTATTGAATCAATGCACGCCCGATGGATTGGCGAATCCACCAGTAGGCGTAGGTGCTGAACTTGTATCCGCGGGTGTAGTCAAACAACTCGACAGCGCGCGCAAGGCCGATGTTGCCTTCTTGGATCAGATCCAGCATGTCAAGCGTTTGCGTGTTGCGCCTGCTGTACTTGCGTGCAACATGCACTACAAGTTGAAGGTTGGATTGCATGAACTTTTGCCGGGCACGCTCACCGCTGCGTAGCTCGCGGCGTTCTTGCATTGTCAAAGGTCTTTTAAGATCCTTTAGTTCTCTCCACTTTGAGACTCGGCGGCCAAGTTGTATCTCTTGTTGCGGCGTTAAAAGTGGATACCGCGCGATACTGTTCAAGTAGTCGCCAATAGCGTCAGACATGGAGAATCCGTTGGTTCATACAATGGAAGCACAATTCCACGGTGCTGCCAATGCTGCGCAGCTGCGTGCGTTACATGCTGCAGCAGATTGGGGCGGACTGCTGGAATATGCATTGCTGCTAGCCGAGCAAGAAGCAAGCCAGCGGTCTCAAATCCACTGGCTTGCGCAGGAAGCGTCGGCAGCGTTGCGGACTGGTCTAGAGCAGTGGCACCTAGATGCCGCTGAGGAACTGCTTCGAGGCCGTCGTCGTGATGTCTGAGTTGTAATGGCCAGTGACGCTGTAGCTGGTCACCGGCTGCTGGCTCATGCGGAAGAACACCATCTGCCCGATCTTTAAGCCAGGCCACAGCGGCAGCGACAGGATCTGACGCGAGTTCTTCAGCTCTAAGGTCAGCACGCTGCCATGCCAGCCAGGATCCGCGTAACCGGCGTGCAGGTTTTCGTAGCCTTCGCGTGCGCGGCTGGACTTGAGGAAGAACAAACCGGCAATGTTCTCCGGCATGTTGAATACCTCAATCGTCTGCGCAAGGATGAACTGCCCAGGCTTTAGCTCGTAGGGATTCTCCGCCGTGCGTCCTGCAATGCTGAGCGGCCGCATGTTGAGGTTTTCGGCAGACTCGATCATGATCGTGTCACCTAGCCGCAGGTCAAGGCTGGCGGGATTGATCAATGCTTCGTCGTAGTTTGGCACCATGCCATCGGTGCACAGCGCTTTGATCTCGTAGTCGCAGAGGATGGTCATTGGTTGGGTGGTTAGTGGGCCTGACTACTGGGCATCAAGCTCATCAGCTAGCGATAGCAAGATCAGCCTGTCGCGTTTGCAGTACAAGGCAGCAGTACGAAGGGCGGCGGCGATTTGACCGGCTTCGTTTTGTAGCCATTCACCGCCTGAATAGCAGCCATCACTGGCTGCCTTGTAAGAGTCAAAAACTGCCTGAGCAGCAGGTGAAAGTTGTTGAGTCATTAGTTGATCGGTCTAGGAGGGCTCGGCAGTGAAGTGTCGCCGTGTTTCTTCAGGCAGCGAATCGTAAACGTCTTGGTCAACACGTAGGCGCAAAAGAGCTAAGACGGCAAGTACATCATCTGCAGTGGCTCCTGGCTTAGGTTGAAGCTTATAAGTCGGCCACGTTCTGATCTGAAGCGTTCCTTCGTTGTTGACTGTGTTCATGGCGGCGCGGGCGCGTTGAATTAGTTGATCGTCGTCACTACTGGCGCTCATGTAGCGGTCAACACACCAAGCATAGGCGTCAACCAGTTCAGCGCACAGTTGTTTGTAATCGGTCATGGCTGTGACGGCAAAGTTGATTAGTGAGCTTTTGCCAGTATTCGATGAAGAGCAATCCAAGTTATTGGGCTGCAGAGAAAGCCCAACATGAAGCTTTGAATAAACAGGTGCACACGCATAGAAGTGATGTTGACTAATCGGGCAGGGATTCAAGAGCGCGGCGGATGGTGGCAACACTCAAACCTTCGCATAGGTGCACTTCTCCGCCGGGTCCGTGTTTTTCATCTGTCCAGTCCTTTAGCTCTTTGAGCGCCTGCTCCTTCAAGGTCGGCGGCTCAGGTCGGCGGCAACGACGCAATCGTGTGGTGTAAACGTGAGGGTAGTTAAGTTCAAGCCACGCACAGCACGCCTCCAGCTCATGATCTGCACCCCATTGGGCGGCAGCTATAAGGACGCGCTGATCAAATGGGCTAATCACAGAAACTGGGCCGCCGTACAGCTCTTCCAGCCACTGCTGCACCAGCTCCGGCGGGGGGGTAATCTCTGAACTCCTAATTTGGAGATCATTAGGAGTTGGTTGGGAGTTCAGAGCCCATTCAATGCAAAGAATGGCAAAAGTCTTGAGGTAGCCAGCTCCGTTTCGCTTTTTTGTTTCAGCTTGTGCCTCCGCCGAAAATTTCTTGAGCAGGTGTGGTGGCGGCGGGGTGATCGGGTGTTCTTGAGTCATTGTTGAACCTCGTAGTGTGTAGAACTAATCCAGCCAGCTCCATGCAATGCGTTGACAGATGCGCCATGCGTGTTTCTTGTCGATGCCGTAGCGCTCTGCCAGTTGGCTATAGCTGCTGCCGGCAACACGCAACTGGCGCAGCTCGCGCACGTGGTCTTCTGTAAGAAACGCGGCGTAGTTTGCCTCGCCGCGCTTGAACGGATCACTCATCTACGTGCAACAGCAACCTGCGCATGTACCAATCAGCTTTGCCGTAATCCTGATCGGCATTGCCCTTATGCTCAGCACGCCATAGGTATTTGATGACGTTGCCTTTGCAGTAAGCGCGAAAGCCGTCATCACCGAGAGCTGCCTTAATGGCTTGAATGCACTCAATGTCGCCGTGCTTGTAATGCGGCGGATGGTTGACAAGATCACTCATCACCTAAAGCCTCTGCCATATCACGGCGGATCAGCTCAGCAATGCGCTGTTGATACAAGCCGGTGTAGGTGCTGCAGGTGCGGCCGCTTTGCTCATACAGCCACTGCAGGTAGTCATCACGGCGCTGCTCAATTTTGGGATTGATCATCCTGCATTAGCTCCAGAAGTTCAAGAATATGCGCGGCAAATGCCACGTGGGTCATGACTGCATGGGTGCCGGGAGGGCGCCCGTAGGACGCCTCCCACCACTCCTTGAATGCAATATCAAGTGTGGTTTGATTCATCAGAACACAGGCTCCTCGCTGGTGTTTGCTGCGCCGCGTGGCATGAATTCAAAGCGCTGGATGCTAAGCACGTGCTTGCTGCGCTTGGCACCGGTTTCCTTGTCGTTCCACTCTTGCCGGCGTACGGCACCGGTCACAAGGATGCTGTCGCCTTTTTTGAGCTTATCGACAATCAGCTCAGCGGACTTGCCCCATACCTCGCAGTCGATGGCGTTATTGATCCAGTTGCCATCTTTGTCCTTGCCTTCCTGAATGCCACCTGCGAAGTTGGCAACCATGGTGCCAGATTCAAAGGCACGCAGTTGCGGGTCGGTGATGATGCGAACAATGCCGGTTGCGTAAAGGCTCATGTCAGTTCAGTGGTGTGATGCCATTGGCTTCCTCAAAAGCCAAGACTTGTGCAAGTGGATAGCGAACACGTGGTGTGCCTGCTGGTAGGCCAATGCGTGGTGCAGTGACGTAAGCAGGGCCGATGCCACGTGCGCGTTGGTTTTTGATGGCTGCTGGCTTCAAGCCCCAACGCGCTGCCAGCTCATCAGTGGTGAGGAATGGTTCAGTCATCAGCAAAGGGATCCTCCGATGGCGTGTCGGATAGGACCGCCTCGCGCTCTACGGCAAGGCGCAGCAGCTCGTCGTTTTGCTCATCGCTGAGATCAGGCTTGCGCTTATCCATGCGCGATACCACATCCTGCAGCTTGTCCAGCGTGTCGGCCTTGGCAATCGCAGCCTTGCCGGCTTGGAACAGCTTGGCGTCGCCTGCGGGCAATGCGGGTGCGGGCGCAGCGGTCACAGTGACCGGTTCAACCTCGGCTTGCTGCATCTCATCGGTGCTGTAGACGCCGGACATGTCAGCAGGGAACGCCTTGCGCAGTGCCAATGCCTCAGAGCACTTGGCGATCATTGCGGCGCCCATCTTGGACCACAAGCCCTGGCCGGCGTTGTAGTCAGCAAAGCGCGCGACGCCAACAAATGGATGCTGGCTGCCCTTGCGATGGATGATGGTCTTGGCCGCGGCAGGTGGCTTGCTGCCAAGCCATACGTCAGCCCATACGCCGTCATCGCCGCACCAGTAGGTTTCGCTGCCGTCAAGCTGGCCGGTGCGCTCGGCAATGGCACGCAAGCCGTCGATGCCGGCTTGGATGGTCATCTTGCCGCCACGCTTGATGGCGTAGATCTGCTTGCTAAACGGATCGAGCCCCGTGCGCTGGCATGCATAGGCAAAAAGTCTTAGCTCGTCGTTGCTGCACCCTGGGGCAATAGTGGTTGAAATTAGCTGGGTTTGTTCTGGGGTCCAGAGGGTGAGTGCGGTGGTCATTTTGCGTGCAGTTCGTAATTGGAGATTGCTTTGGTAATTTCGATGCCTTCTGTCTCACTTAAATACTTGACAACTTGAATGGTTGCGGCTTTGCCGGGACCGGGATCAAGGTCGATTGTCATGCGACCAATCCTGTTTGAATCCAATCCAAGGACATCGCAGATTGATCGACCTAGTGATTGAGCAGTTGTGATTGATTCGTTCATCAGAAATCCTCCGAAGTAATAGCAGACTCGTTGCGCAGTGCCCATGAAGGCAGGCTGAGCGCTTGGCAGTCATCGCCATAGCCAGGCCACTCCTTGGTGGCTTGGCAGTCGGCGATCACGCGCATGTCACGTTGCCGCAGCTCATCACCAGCAGCCATGGCCGCGGCGTCAAGCTCGTAGACCGCTACCGCATACGGTGCAGTCTTCTCAACGGCAATGAACACAAACCGCTCAGCACCGTGCAAGCCGGCTAGGTAGTGGCTCGCTTGCACATGGTAGCGGAAGGTAGCCACGCTACGGGCAAAGCCGGCAGGACTGGCGTCCGTGGTGGTCTTGAGATCCACCACAGTGGCACCGGCATACCAGTCAGGGCGGCACTTGCACCGCAGCCCGGTGGCGGCGTCATCCCACCAGAAGGACTGCTCAGCCTTGCCATGGGCAAGCAGTGCTGCTGCTGCAGGGTGCAAACGCACGCTCAGCGCCATAGATAGTGCAAGTGCCATATCGGAGCTGGTGACGGCTTCAATGCCAGCAGCCGCCATCCGCTCCGCCTGCTCTTTGCCCGCTTTGGTGTTGCGTGGAGCGCAAACGCCGTAGCGCTGCAGCAGATCCTCCGGTTCCAGTACTGCGCAATGCACCAGTGAGCCCAGCCGCATGGCAGCAGTCGGCTCGGGTGCGCTGCGCTTGGGATCGAGGTAGCGGCTCCAGTAGTGGTAGGGCGACTTAGCCACTGCGTGCAGGTGGCTAGCGCTAACGGCTGGGTCGGCGTGGTAGTCGGCGTTGCTGGTCACGCTGCCGCCCCGCTACGCAGTTGGCGGTGCATCCGGCTGGCGGTGCCGTAGGTAGCGACCAGCTCGGGGAATGCATCCAGCAGGCGGCGCTTGTTGCCGGGGTCAGCCTTGAGGCCAGCGTGCGCTAGCGCTTGGAAAAATCCACCGCCGTGCTGGTAGGCGGTGGCAAATGTCCAGTAAATGTCTGCTTCGGTCATGGCTTGAGTTGCTCTTGGCAGGCGTGATGGCTGTAGGCGGGCTGCTGGCGGCCGGTGTCATAGGCCATTGCCCAGACACCAAAGATGATTGCCAGCACGGCAAAGCGGTTCAGGTTGTTCATGCCATCAGCGCCTTGCGGACGCGATAGGTGGACAGGTTGAGGCGGTCGGCAATGCGCTTCTGGCTCAGGCCAGTGCGGCGCAATACGCGGATGCGGCGGTCGTCAGAGGCGGTGAGCCAGTCGATCACGGCGACTACTACCAGCAGTGGTAGCAGCAGTTTCCAGATGATCAGCAGTGCGGTTGTGAGCATGGTTGGGGTCGCAATGTGTGGTTGCCGAAATGGGTGGCGGCCCCGGCGGGCCGCGTGGAGGTCAGGCCTCGGACAGAATCCGGTGCGCCTGCTCCTCAGTTGCGTCGACTGTCAGCGTTGCGCCGCAGTCTGCCAACTGAACGTGCCACAGACCGCATGAGCGGCGAGTAGCAACTAGATCAGCAGCAACCATTGCGGGTTGGCCGTTGATCTCAGTAGTGATGACGTGAGCCATCTAGACCTCCTTGATGGGGGCGGCAATGCCGCCGGTGCTCTGGAATCCTACACCATGCGCAACCGTGGTCAACCCTGCCTAGTAACGGATGGACACAGTTGCGGTGCCATCCAGTGGCACGCCTAGGCGGTAGGCGGCGCCGGCGCTGAGATCCAGCGATCCGCAGTCGCAGCGGTCAGTGACTGGCACGGTGAGCAGGCGCCCGCGGTGCTGCACTGTGACGCGTGTGCCGCAGGGCAGCCATGGATGAGCGGCGGACACGTCCCAGTGGCGGTAGGTGCCGCCGCAGTACGTGGTGCGCCCGTGATACCAGCCGTCGTAGACGGTGGCAGTCACCTGCCGGGCTTGAGCAGGCGACAGCAGCAGGATTGCTGCAGTGATCAGTGCACGCATGATGCTTGAGGTATTGGAGTGGAGTGATGGCGGCCTCCGATACGGTTGCAGCTGCAGCCACCGCGACTGCAGCACCGCGCGCGTCCTTGCGGATAGCGCCGACCGCTGAGTAATAAAAAAGCCCGCCGAAGCGGGCCTGGCCATCAGCGCTCGAGGTCGTACTCCAGATCCAGGCAGGCACTCAGCAGAGCATCTAGCAGCTCATCGCTGCAGATCTCCTCCCACCGTTCTTCGGGGGCAGAGTCCCGCAAGGTCTGGAGGGCGGCAACGACAGCCTCCGCAGAGCGGAGCGTGTCGGCCAGTGCCTCGAGGCCGGCAGAGAGAGTATTCATTTTTCTAGGTGCGGTGGATGCCGGGATCGCTCCCGACTCCTTCAGTATAGCCCATGCGCAGCCGTGGTCAACCCTGGGCAACATCTCTTAAAAATGTCTCCGCATCCTCCACCGACCGTGCCACGCCTGCAATGCCACCAGCCGCCTGGACTGCATCTAGCCACTGCTGCTGCTCAGGGCGCAGCCTGCCGGTTGCAGTCTTGACCTCTATGGATAGAAACACAGCCACGGTGCTGCCGACCATATCCGGCGTCACCGTGATGCGCTTCCAGCCGATCAGGTCAGCGCTGCCCTTGCACAGGCCGAACTGAACCGGGCGGCCGTTCTGGTCCTTGAGCGTGCCCGTGTTGTTGCGGAACAGGCGTGTGTCACCGTTGCTGCAGGCAATGCGGATCTCTTGCTGGATGGTTTGCTCAGATGCCATGCCTCTTAGCCAGTCGCGCCTGGTAGACACGTTCCGCCCATCCTCGCTTGTAGCCGCGTTGCTGCGCTAGTTCGCGGAGCGCATCCAGGTCGCGAGCCGAGGACTGCTCGCGCCGCTTAGCCACTGCCATCTCCACCAACTCCCCATCCACCTGCTGCAGCTCGCGGCGTTCCTGTGGCGCAAACACATGGCCGCATTCGCGGCATACCTGCACCGCACTGGCGCTGGTGGCGAAGCACTGCGGGCACACCTTGACCGATGGCGCTTGCTCGCGGTCGCGCTTTTTAAGGCCATCTAGGGTCCAGTCTCGTCGCTCTAAGTGATGTCCCATCCTGAGAGTGTTGCCGACGTGATCCAGCACCACGGCGCGCTTACCGGGTTGCGGGCGCAAGCACCGGCCGATCATTTGCAGGTGCAGCGCCACTGATGCCGTTGGCCTGAGCAGGATGCAGCCGCCGACGCTTGGCACGTCCACGCCTTCACCGATCAATGCGCAAGATGTCAGCACCTTGAGTTTGCCGGTGCCTAGATCGTTGAGCAGCTGCCGACGCTGCGTGGTATCCATGCTGCCGTCAATACTGGCCGCGGCGATGCCTGCCGACTGGAAGAGTGCTGCCACTGCCTCCGCGTGCGCCACGGAGCAACAGAACGCGATCGCCGTTTGGCCTGGCAGATGCTTGCGGTAGTGGCCAAGGCAATCACCCATGATCGTGCCGACGCGCTGCTCGGCCTCCTTGGGGTCGAAATCACCCATCCGCTTGCGCAGGCCAGTTGAGTCGAATCCAGGCGGTGCCAGCACCTTGGCAGCAGCAAGGAATCCGGCATCTGTGAGCTGCTGTGCTGTTGGGCCTTGCACCATGGTTTGATAGTGCTCGCCAAGGCCGCGGCCGTCTGAGCGGATTGGTGTTGCAGTGACGCCGAGCAGTTTGGCGGCTGCAAAGTGCTGAACCACCTTGGCCCACGTGCCGGCCGTGGTGTGGTGCGCTTCATCGACCACGAGAAGCTGGAAGAAATCACGCGGCAGCAGGTGCAACCGGCGGGCAACAGTTTGCACGCTGGCAATCTGCACGGCACGACTGAGATCCATGCTGCGGCCAGCGCTGATGCGGCCATGCGGCATGGGCATAGCGCGGCTGGCTTGATCCAACAGCTCTTGCCGGTGCACCAGCACCAGCACGCGGTTGCCCTTGCGGCTGGCTTGCTCGGCGATATAGCTAAAGCACACCGTCTTGCCGCCACCGGTCGGCAGCACTGCTAGGACTGACTTATGCCCTAGCTGGTACCGCAGGCGGATGTCGTTGATTAGTTGCTGTTGGTAGGGGCGGAGGTTCATAGCGGCAGCTCCAGTTGCGTGCCATCTGCCGGGGCGCCATGCATTGCAATCTGAGCCATGGTTACGGCCCGGCGCTGTTGATCGTATGCAGGTCGTGCATAGCCGAGTTGGTAGAGATGCAGATCGTTCTGCAGCAAAGCCATTGCAACGGCCCGCCACGATGGCGCACGGCCTGACGCTGCAACCTTGACTGGCACTTCATCCGGAATCTCGTGCGAATAACAGCGGGCTTTCCACGTCCGCACGTATTCCGAGACTCTGGCGGTAGCGCATCTCCCAGGCGCGAATGGCTCGATCCGCTTGTCGGTTCGCCAATGTCCGTTGCTCATCGGTCAAAAGTCCCCATGCTTGTCTGGTGATGTCTTCAGGGCATTGAAGGGCTAGCGCGCAAGCTGCGTGCCCGATCCATGCTTTGCGGTTCAGGTTGTAGTCAGTCAGTGCATTGATGCAGCTATTGGGCCACTCCACCGTGACCCGTTGCATGTAGCGCCCGTAAAGGCGGTGATTGCCGGTGAAGATCTCGGCCCTTTGCAGGAAGAGGCGGCGATTAGCCACCTCGCCCCACATGTTGCAGTGGATCTCCTCCCAGGTATCAATGGGCAACCAGATCCTCTTGAGCTTCACGTTCGAGATCTTCTGTGATGTTGTCAATCTGATCTACGTCCCATGCCTTGCTGAAATCTTTGCCAAGGAACAGGGATGCAAGGCCGGTCACCTGCTTAAGGCGCAGCAGCTCATCAGGGCTCATGCCGATGTGCTTGCAGATCCATGCATCACCTTTGCCCATCTCGATCAACTCGGCAACGATCACGCTCATCAACTCGATGTTGTGCGAACCACGAGCACGGTTGTGGCGGATGGTGGATGCCATGCGGTCGTGCAGCTCTTTGCGGAGCACAACCACTGGCAGCCGACCACCTTCGCGTTCGCGGATGCGTTGGCTGTTTTTAAGGGTCAGGAATCGGTGAAAACCGTCAACGACCACATAAAGGTCACGCTCGGCATCATGCACGACCACGACAGGTTGCGTGTAACCATCTTCCCAGATGGATGTTTCGAGTAGTGCCATTTCAGGCGGTGCCACAGAGTTGGGGTTGTAATCATTGGCGGTAACTTTCTCGATAGGAATACTGCGAACAGAGTAGACCGGGGATCGCCAAGGGTATGAATCGTTCTGGTCATGCAGCTCATCTCCTTTGAGGGGTGGGTTGAATACACAGATCAGCGTGGTGGGTTCTAAAGCTTCAAACGTGTGGGCATCATGCTTGTCCAGCACGTAGGTAATGTCGGGCCCAATGCCCGTGATTTCCTGCGTTGCCTCATTAATCAACACGCCTTTGCCGCTAACGCAGTAGCACGTTTCGAGGTGGTGTTGATAGTGCCAGCGGTGCGGCTTGCCAGGGTGAATGACAGTCTTAGTCATGCTGTAGCCCATGCCATCGGTTTCAACGACAAGACGATGACTAGTAAAACCACCGCGTGGGCATTGCACAACGCGATCATCAGGGAGCTGAGCGGCGTTCAGGATTTTCATTTAGCGGAACGGTTGAGGACTTGGTTGTACTTGCGTTGGATTGATCTTTGGCGGCGCTGCTGCTCTTGCGTTGGCGCTAAACCCAAGTATTTGCAGGTGTGGTCGTTTTTTAGAACCGTAATAGCAAACCGCTTCCAAGATGTGACCATGCTGTTGTGGCAGGGTAGATCATCGAGATGATCAGGCGGAACCTTGATTACGACACGGCGCAGATTGTTTCCACCGTGGCGTGTGGTGCCATTGATGTAGAAGCGAATGCCAATACGGCCAAGTGCTTCAATGATGGCTTCAGGAAGACCGCGCCCCACCCTGCCCCAGTAGCGGATTGATTGGATGAAGCGCTGCTTAAAATTTGCGCTTGATTGATCCGGCAAGGTAGCCAGCAGGAACTTCACAAAGGATTTCCAGGTGTGGCCTGCAGGCAGCTTGAAAGATTTGTAATCAAGCTGTTTGCCGTAGGTGGCCATAAAGTTTGCACCGCCGACCCTGGCACAAAGCCTTGCCCAGACCTGCGGGTCGATCACCCGATACATGGCAAGGCTGGATTTGGACTCTGACATAAACGGCGAGGCAACCCGCATCTTTTTGATGGGGATGCCAGCCATGTAAAACACGTCATAAAGGTTGTTGTAATCCCATCCAAACTTGGCGTTAGCGGTCCAGATGTCCTCTGTGCGCCAGTCATAAATCGGATAGCAGTTGTAGGTATGCGCCGTGTTTTTCTTGGTCCACATGCGGCCGAGCATGGTTTCCTTGTCTTGGTTCAGAATTGCCCTGAACCGGTTCAGCGATTCGACGGTGCGAATGCCAATCAAGTTGGCGCATGGCTGGCCTTGGCTGTACCACTCTGCGAACATATTCCAGAAGGTGGCATAGTCCATGTTTTCGATGAACAGGTCGCCAAAAGGATGATTCTGCAGGTTGACGATGTAATCCTGCTGCGACATAGGTCGGATCCAGCGGTGGCGGTCGGCCTCGCCCCAGCACTGCCAGTCGATCTCGTAGGACGAGACGGTACAAGGCAGCGTGATGGGCAAACAGCACCAATAGATGTCAAGGATGTCCCGGTTGGCTTGGAGAATGCGATGCATGAACTCCTCGCTATGCGTGTAGTTGGCCTCGTTGTCCATAATCTGAACGCCGATTTTAATCGGCAGCTTGCGCTCTCGCACGTAGTCGCAAACGAGATTCAAGAGAACACCGCTGTCCTTGCCACCAGAGAAGGAGACGTACACACGGGTGAAATGCTGAAAGATGAAGTCGAGCCGCTCGATAGCGGCGTCGTAAACATTTTGCTCTAAATAGGTTCTGCTCATGAGTTTGGTAAATACTCTTTTGTTACGTCTTGAATTTCAAGAAGATCGCAACCTTTGTATGATTTGGCAAAGCCAATCCGCAATTCCGTTTCAGTAGCAAATTGCGTGGTGTTAACCACGCATCTGCCCCACGGGCGTTGGTAGGTGATTCGGTAAATAGGGTTCACAAGCGAGTGCAGCCGTGAGGTGCCCTGCAACCATAGCGGATCCCGCTAAGCTTGGCAAGCCCTCAACCAAAATTGTGCATCCCATCTCAGTTTTGTTCACGCCGCAGCAGGTGCAGTGGCTGGATCGGCAGCGGACTGCTGGCTTGTCCCGCAGCGCCGTAATCCGCCTTGCGGTTGAAGAAGCCATGCGCCGCGCCAAGGAGTCCAAATGAACTTGCGCGATGAGCTAAGCCGTCTGCCCGACGATTGGGGTTATGTCGCTGTTGATGGCCAAAAGCGCCCGTATCAGCCGGCGTGGCAAGACAACCCACTTAATAAGAATGCGCTGCTGGCCGAACTGAGCGGCGGTCGCGCACGTGCCATTGGCGTGTGCTGCGGCGTGCCGTCCGGTGGTCTGTTGTTTTTGGATCACGACGGCAAGTCAGCCAGCACGCTCTTGGCCGAGTGGGATCTGCCGCTGTCATCCCTGCCGCGCAGCTGGGTGGTCAAGTCAGGCCGCGATGGCCGGATGCAAATCATCTACCGCGTGCCTGAGCAGTACTGGGATGCGATCGCCACGCGCAAATACAAGACCGGCGTCATTGATGACGACGGCAAAGCCGAGCAAGTGGAGTTGCGATGGAACGGCTGCCAGTCCGTCGTGGCCGGTGCGCACCCACAAACCACCGGCTACTACTGGGTGCCAGGTCATGGGCCAGGCGACCGCGACATAGCAGAAGCGCCGCTTGGATTAATTGAGCGGATGCTCAAGCCGCAGCCGCAGCCAGTACGCGCCGAGCTGATCCAGATGCCTGATCCGCAGGGCGATGCAGATCGCGCGCGGTCATACCTCGCCGCATTGGATGCCAGCCGCGCTGATGACTACGACGACTGGCTTGCGGTTGGCATGTCGCTTCACAGCGTCGGTGACGACAGCCTGCTCGATCAATGGGAGCAGTGGTCGGCGCAGTCCGCTAAGCACAAACCCAGCGACTGCCAACGCAAATGGCGGAGCTTTAAGAAATCCGGCATCACGCTCGGCACCCTTGGCGACATGGCCAAGAAAGACGGATGGCGTAGCGCTAGCCCAGTACGGCGTGAACCTGGTGGCCGCACCGCTGACCCGGAGCCGCATTCAGGCGGTCGTGCGCCAGTAGGCGGCAAGCCAGAGAAGCTGGAGGCCGCTGAGCTATTGGAGTACCTGCGTCGCAATGCCGGTGACATCAGGCTCAACATCTTTACCCAGCAGATCGAGGTCGATAACCAAGTGATCGAAGGCGTCGACCGCTATTACCTCAAGCTGGCAGAGCAGGGCTACAAGGTCGGCAAAGAGCTTGCCATCGACTGCTTGGTCCAGGTGGCAAGCGAAAAGCCATACGACCCGGTGCGCCTTTACCTAGAGCACTGCGCCGACCACGTTGCACCGACCTACATCGACAGGCTGGCCACCGCTTACCTGCGGCCGTGCGATGCCGCGCTGCCAGAGCCGACCATCTATGACGAGATGCTCAAGCGCACGCTGATCGGTGCTGTGGCGCGTGCCTTCAACCCTGGCTGCAAGCACGACACCGCCTGCGTATTGATGGGCGATCAAGGCGCCTACAAGTCCAGCTTCTGGGGTTGCCTAGGTGGTCCGTTCTTCTCAGATGCATTAGGCGACATCAGCACAAAAGACGACGTGATGGTGCTCCATCGGTCGTGGATGATGGAATGGGCGGAGCTTGACCACATCACAGGTAGGCGGCACGCGGGACAGGTAAAAGCCTTTCTTTCGCAGGCTATTGATCTAATGCGCGTGCCATATGGCAAGGAGGTTGAGTCGTTTCCAAGGCGTGGCATCATCGTCGGCACAACTAACAAAACCACTGGGTTTCTAGTGGATGAAACTGGCAACCGCCGCTTCTGGGTCATCCCGACCACTAAGACGCAGCAGGACCAGATTGATACCGCTTCGCTAATGCTTGAACGCGATGCGATTTGGTCCGCTGTTGTACATGCCTACAGGGCAGGTGAGACCAATCGGCTACCTGTTGAGATGGAAGTCAAGGTGACCGAAGAGAATGATAACTACGTGATTGACTCGCCATGGCGTAGTGCCATTGAGGAATATCTTGCCCGCAGGCGCTCTAGTGATGTGCTCACGATTGAGGACGTTCTTACTCACGGAATCAAAAAACCACTGGAGCGCCAAAACCGCTCGGACCAGATGCAGGTGGCCGCGATTCTCAAGGATCTCGGGTTGGTCCGCAGACGAGAGGCGACAGGCAAGAGACGTTGGCACTACGCCCCGTCCTAAGTGGGTGCGGACGGCGAGATCCATTGCGGTAACTGGGTTTTGAGCCGTCCTATCCCCGTCTGGTCCTACATAGGGTTTAAGAGTTTCCTAATCCCCCTCCCTCTCCCCCTCTTTATCCCATTTTATTAAGAGGTTAGGACGGTAGGACGGTAGGACAAGGCCAGTGGCCGCAAGGCGTCTCACCGTCCGAACCCCGCAAACTGCGTTAGGACGCCGCTTTTTGCCTATGCTCCGCCTCGATTGGAACCACTGAATGCCCGAAATCAAGATCAATGTCACCGCTGACGACCTGGCGCGGTTGAACGCTGAAGCAGCGGCGCATGGCATCCCGCGCGCGCACCTGATCCGGCAGCGTGCTTTGAGTGGTGGGGTTGTTGCAGGATTGACCACGGCGGCGTACCATGCGCTGGTGGCGGACGCCTGCGCCTTCATGCGCGGTGACCTGAACCGCCGTCACGTTGAAACTCTCGTTGCATATGTCATCGCTCATTCACATTCCAGCCAAGCAGCAACCGGTGATCAATCGGCTGCATGAGACCATGACCCAGGCAGTGGCGTACGCCGCAGCCATTGCCGATAACGCCATTGATGACGGCGTACCGCTGCCCATGGAACTCGTGGATAGCTTCGCCGCTGATTACGAACGCATCATCACCAGCCTCGTCACTGCCGCCACCGCCAAATGAAAGCCGTCACCTGCCAAGCTGATCTCGATCACGCGTTGCGCACCATTGCGCCAGCCGTTGGCCATCGCAGCAGCCACCCGATCCTTGATTGCTGCCTGATCCAAGCCGCTGGTGGCGTCATGACCATCACCGGCTTCAACCTTGACCTCGGCATCACCGTCACCATCCCAGCCGCAGTGGACACCGATGGCGCTGTAGCGCTGCCGTATCGGCTGCTGGCTGGCCTTGTAAGCCGCTTTGACGGCGATGAGGCTCTGACCCTCGCAGATGGCGCTCTGACCGCTTCTGCGGGCTCCTACGGGCTTGCAGCGGCTGATGCGGCGGATTACCCCGCGCTGCCGGTTGTGGATGCCGCTACGAGCGAGCTGCACCTATCCGCCGGCATCCGCGCTTGCATGGCAGCCGCCAGCACTGATGCCAGCAAGCAAATGCTCCAAGGCATCCACCTCGGCAGCGGCCACATGGAAGCCACTGACGGGCATCGCCTGATGCGTTACGCCATTGACCTGCCAGATGGTTTAGACCTGGTACTACCGGCCAGTACCATGCGCCTGCTACAGGATCGCGTGGTCACCATCGCTGTTGCCAAAGGGCAAGCCGTGATCGACGCAGGCGATGGCATCACCATCTACAGCCGCATCATGGATGGCACATACCCAGACGTGGCAAAGCTGGTGCCCGCTGAGTTCAAAAGCACCATCACTGCTGATCGCCGCCGCTTGACCCGTGCATTGGAGCGTGTCGCCATCATTGCCGATGCGCACAACTCCATCGTCAAGATCGAGGCAGCAGGCGGCACCATCGCCATCACCGCTGAGTCAGACGCCAACAACGGCAAGGAGCTGCTCAAGGCGGAAGGCACCGCTAATGGCGCATGGGCGTTCAACGTCCACTACCTGCTAGACGGCATCAAGGCGTTTAAGCCCGCAGAAGCCATCACGCTGCACGCCAATACGGCAACCACACCCGTGGTATTGACACCTAGTGGCGTGGACGGTGTAACTTATCTGGTAATGCCTGTGCAAATTAAGGGCTAATAGGTGGCAAAGAAGAGCACCAATGTGGAGATCGACGAGCGGGTCAACACCGTTTACGATCTCCTGTTGCGTGCTCACAGCCGGACGCAAATCCTGCGATATGCGGCGGAGACATGGGGCTGCGGTGAGCGAACTGCAGAGACTTACATGTTTCGCGCTCGCCAACTAATGCAGTTGGATGCAGAGCTAGAGCGGCCGCAGTGGCTAGCTGCTGCTGTCGCTCGCTTGCAGGATTACGAGCGTGAAGCACGCGCCAAGGGCAACCTCAGCATTGCAATCAAAGCGCTAGAAGATCAGGCCAAGCTGTTGCGGTTTGAGATGTCATGAGCTTGCTTGCCGGCATTTGCCAACCCGGCAGCCTGCTTGGGTTTATGGATGTCGCAACGCAAGAGGACACGGGCGATCTGCTGCAACGCATCCGCGCTGACCTGCACCCAGGGCAGCTTGCGTTTGTAGACGACAGCGACACGCAGATCCTTGGCATCTCAGCCGGCTATGGCGCCGGCAAGACACGTGCGCTGTGCGCTAAGGCGGTGATGCTGGCCGCGGCCAATCAAGGTTTTATCGGCGCAGTGATGGAACCGACTGGCCCATTGATCCGCGACATCTGGCAGAACGACTTCGAGCAGTTCCTGGAGGCGTATGAGATCCCATACACCTTCAGGGCAAGCCCGTTGCCTGAATACATGCTGCACCTGCCAGGCGGCGACACCAAGATCCTGTGCCGCAGCTTTGAGAACTGGAGCCGCATCATCGGATTGAACCTTGCATGGGTGCTCGCCGATGAGATCGACACCGTGACGCCAAGCATCGCTAACAAGGCATTTCCTAAGATCCTTGGTCGCCTGCGGTCAGGCAACGTGCGGCAGTTTGGCGCTGCATCCACGCCAGAAGGCTTCCGCTGGATGTGGAACACCTTCGGCAGTGAGGACGCCAAAGGGCGCGCTGATCGCAAGCTGATCAAGATGCGGTCAGCAGACAACCCGCATTTGCCGCCGGACTTCATCGAGCGACTAGAGGCCAACTACGACCCAAACCTCCTGCGTGCGTACTTGGATGGAGAGTTCGTTAACCTCACCACTGGCACCATCTACGACCGCTTCAGCCGCGAGAAGCATGTGGTGGCTGAGCTGCCGGATCTAGACCGTGAGCCGCTGCGTATTGGCGTTGATTTCAACGTTGGCAACATGTCTGCTGTGATCGGCATCCGCACCGGCAGCAGCCTGCTACTGATTGATGAGATCAGCGGCGCCCATGACACCGATGCATTGGCGCAAGAGATCCAGGCGCGTTACCCGCAGCGGCGCATCTACATCTACCCAGATGCCAGCGGCGGCAACCGCAGCACCAACGCAAGCCAGACCGATATCCAGATCCTGGAGTCCTACGGCATGTCAAACCAGTCACCACGGGCAAATCCTCCCGTCCGTGATCGCGTGGCTGCTGTTCAGGCTTTGCTGGAAAACGGCAAGGGCCAGGTCAGGCTCACCATCCACCAGCGCTGCAAGCGGATGATCGAATGCCTAGAGCTGCAGTGCTACACCGACAAGGGCGACCCGGATAAGGATGCCGGCCATGACCACATGAACGACGCGCTGGGCTACCTGGTTTGGCGTGAGTTCAACCCATTGCACGCAGGTGCTGGGCGTAGCACGGGCATCAGACTATATTGATTCCGTCAATCATTATCCCTACCCATGCTCAAGGGTGCTGAACTACTCGCCAAGGTCAAAGAACTGGCCGGCAATGCAACCAAGACCGAAATGGTGCGAGAATGCGGCTACACCTCGCTCAAAACAGATGGCACTGAACGATTGAGCTTCAGCGCCTTTTATGACGCATTGCTCGAAGCAAAGGGTTTTGAGCTTGAAAAGGCACCTAAGCGCGGCCGCGGCTTGACCTACAAAGCCAAAGTGCAATTCAACGGCAAGCTGCAGATTGGTGACGGCTACCTGCGCGAGATGGGTTACAAGCCCGGCGCTGAGTTTGATATCAAGATACGCGGCAACAGCATTACGCTGACTGCTGCTTAAACTGCACCTATGACTGCGGCGCTGTAATGTACACCGGCTTTAATAACTACGACCGGCCGATTGCGCAGCGCCGCGTTACTCGCGTGCAAGATGCCAATACGGCGTGGTATGCACAAGAGGCGCGTTGGATCCTGATTGAGGATCTGTTGCAAGGCACTTATGGGATGCGCCGCAAGCATCGCCGCTACTTGCCGCAAGAGCCGCGCGAGCTAGACGAGTCCTACGACAACCGCCTTGCACGCAGCGTATGCCCGCCGTTCTATCAACGGCTAGAGCGGATGCTGGCTGGCATGTTGACGCGCAAGCCCGTGCGGCTTGATGACACGGCCGACGTGATCCGTGAGCAGTTGTTTGATGTTGACCTGCAAGGCAATGACCTCAATGTTTGGACCTACGAAACCACCCGCAAGATGGTCCGTTATGGCCACGTTGGTGTACTGGTGGATGCACCTGCTGATGGGGGCCGACCCTACTGGGTGAGCTACACACCACGGCAGATCCTTGGCTGGCGTGCTGAGCAGCAGGAAGGCCGGCAGGTGCTCACGCAACTGCGACTGGCTGAGATGGTCACCGTGCCCGATGGTGAATTCGGCGAGAAGGCAGTGGAGCAGATCCGCGTGCTGACGCCAGGTGAGTTTCAACTGCACCAGAAACAAGACAACGGTGAGTTTCAAGTTGTCGATGAAGGCCGCACCAGCCTTAGCCGGATCCCGTTCTCAGTTGCTTATGCGCAGCGCCATGGCTTCATGGAGTCACGTCCGCCGCTGGAAGACATCGCCGAGCTGAACCTGAAGGCATATCAGATCCAGAGCGACCTCGACAACCAGCTCCACATCAGCGCTGTGCCGATGCTGGCGTTCTATGGCTTCCCGTCTGCGGCAGAAGAAGTCAGCGCTGGACCGGGTGAAGCCATCGCATTCCCCGCTGATGGCCGCGCTGAATACATCGAACCTGCTGGCCGCAGCTTTGATTACCAGTTCCGCAGGCTTGAGCAGCTTGCACTGCAGATCAACGAGCTAGGGCTATCGGCAGTGCTTGGCCAGAAGCTATCCGCTGAAACCGCCGAGGCAAAGCGCATTGATCGCAGTCAAGGCGACAGCACCATGATGGTGATCGCGCAGAACGTGCAGGACATGATCGACAACTGCCTGCAGTTTCATGCGCAGTACATCGGCAGCAACACATCACCTGGCAGCAGCTACGTCAACCGTGACTTCCTCGGCACACGCCTTGAGCCGCAGGAGATCCAAGCGCTGCTGCAGCTTTACACCGCAGGCACCATCACGCAGGAAACGCTGCTGCGTGAGCTTGCCGAAGGCGATGTACTAGGCGACGACTTTAACGTGGATGAGGAGCTTGAAGCTACGGCCAATGCGGGGCTTGATCTACAACCTGCTGGACTGGGTAACCGACCGCTTAGTGGACCTGATGATCTGGATGGAACCGAGGAAACCCAGGAGACAGGAGCTTGATTATCACGTCAGCGCCTTGCCGCAAGAGGTCTTAGCCATCGTGCGGATCAGTTGGTACAAGCAAGGCAAGCCAGATGAAATTGATGAAACCATCTTGTTTGAAGACGGCCAAAACGGCTACGACGCATTTGCTGCATTGATCACTACTGCACTGAACCGCGGCGCTAACGTCAGCATCCGCAGCGGCTACCAACCGGAAGATCTTGGCATTGAACGATGAGCACACCAGAAGCGCTCTATCGCAATGCAATCGACCTGAACCGCTACAGCAATAGCGTTGCGCGGCGTGTGATCAATGCCTACAACGACATCATCATTGATGCAGTCAATCAGCTACGCACCATTGATGAGCTGTCAGCACCAGTCAAGGCAGCACGGCTGCGGGCGATCCTTGCGCAGCTCAAGGACTCGCTTGGTACGTGGGCAGGCGACGCAACGGAGCTGACTGCATTGGAGCTGCAGGGCATTGCGCAGTTGCAGTCTGAGTTTGTGACCGATCAACTGCGGCGTGCATTGCCGGCAGGTGCACGTGATGCAGTGCGCACCGTCGAGATCAGCCCGCAGTTTGCGCAGTCAGTGGTCACTACTGATCCAACGCAGATCAACGTGGTGGCGCTGTCGGATGATTTGTTTGCTGCCGTGCAAGGTGCACCGGCAACATTCAGCCTCACCGCAGCGCAAGGCGCCACGATCACGCTGCCCAATGGCGAAGTGGTCACCAAAGCATTCCGCGGCATTGCCGTTGACCAGGCTGAGCGGTTCTCTCAAGTCGTGCGGCAAGGCTTGCTAACTGGTGAGCCGACGCCAGCCATTGCCAAGCGGCTGATCGGAAACCTTGAATTTGGCGAAGAAGCCAAGACCGTGAAGCAGCTAGTTGCAGCGGGAGGCCAGGCAACAGCGGTTGCCGATAATCAGATCGTTAGCCTTGTGCGCACCAGTATCAACCAAGTAGCCAATGCAGCTAGCCAGCAGGTATATGAGGCCAATCAAGACATCACTAAAAAGTATCGCTATGTGGCAACACTGGATACCCGCACCAGCAGCATTTGCCGTGCATTGGATGGCCGCGAGTTTGAATACGGCAAAGGCCCAACACCGCCGCAGCACTTCAACTGTCGCAGCACGACAGTGCCGGTGATCGACTACGACGAGCTGGACTTTATACCACCACCACCAGCTAAGCGCGCATCAGCAGGCGGTCAGGTGCCGGCGGACGTGTCTTATGGCGACTGGCTGGCAAACAAACAAAAGGGCGAATCCGACGCAGATCTCTTGGCCCGGCAAGCGAAAGCGCTAGGAGCTCAGAAGGCGAAATACTTTAGAAGGCTTGCGGAAGATCGCGGGCCTGATCAAGCCATCGCCAAGTTAGTCCGTGATGACGGCTCAGAGCTAACCTTAAATCAGCTTCGCGCACGATATGGACCTGCCTAGCCTGCGCCATTTTCAGAATGCTGGCATCTACTACATCTCGAGTGATCCCGTAGAAGCACTGCATGGCGAGGCATGGGTGCCAGCTATCTACACCGACAAGGGATGGGCAACAGCTGACGGCTCTACACTGTTAACAGGCATTGAGGAATGGCGGGATGGTCAAGAAGAAGGACAAGGTAGCCAAGGTGATGGGCGAGTACAAGCGGGGGACACTCCAAAGCGGCAAGCCCGGACCAGGCAAGGGTCCAAAGGTAAAAAGCCGCAAGCAGGCAATAGCAATTGCCCTATCTGAAGCCGGCAAATCACGCAAAGGTAAGAAGTAATGGCTAAGAAACCCGGCCTCTACGCCAACATTGCCGCCAAGCGCAAGCGCATCGCAGCCGGCAGCAAGGAGCGCATGGCGCGCAAGGGTGAAGCCGGCAGGCCATCTGCTGCTGCGTTCAAGGCGGCCGCTAAGACCGCGAAGAAAAAGAAGTAATCAGCACGGCTAGAATGCGATTATGAATTCATAAAAGCCAATGGCCCGTACTTACAAACGTGACTCCAGAGGGCGCTTTGCCGGCGGCGGCGGCGGCGGGAGCAAATCCAAAGGCGGCTCTACGCGTTCCGCTAATACCGCTCGCTCTAAAGAATTACAAGCTAAAGGCACAACTGCCATCGGCGGTCGCGTCAAGGCGAAAGGCTTTTCTGGTCAAAAAGCCGCTCAGCAACGCGCTGGTGGACTTCGAGCTACGAATACGAAAGGCTTGAAAACAAAAGGCACCGGTGCAGGTGCAGGCACTCGTGCTGGCATGAAGGCCAGTGCTGCTCAGGCTGGAAAAGCACGCTCCAAGGCTGCCTCTAAGGGCGCCAAGAAAATGAGCAAGGCCCCAGTGAGTGCTGCTAAAACTCGCTACAAGGAACTGAGCGGCCGCGCTCGTCGGTCTTCCCCTCTCCGTTCTGCAGCGGACAACCGCAAAGCCGCTGGCGCTAAGCGCAGCCTCGCGACAATGATCAAAAAGCGCGGCGCTTGATTAACTTGCGAATTCATCCCAAGTCCCCAAGTTTTCCATAATCTCTTGGGCAAAATCGGTGATGAACACCAAATCGCCATCCTCATCTCGAGCGATGGCGATAATTCTTGATAGGTGCATGTTGCCAACGGTGGCAAATAAGCACACCTCACTGCCGTCTTCGTCGACATCAATGATCCGCTTTAACGCATTGCGAATAGCGCGTGATCCAAGGCCGTCTGGGTCTGATGCGATAATTTCCATGCGGCTAGCCTAGTCCAGCGACGGCCGATGGCGCCATGATCACATACCGCGGCGAGCAGTTTGACGGCTACAACAAGCCGAAGCGAACGCCGAAGCATCCGAACAAGTCGCACGCGGTGCTCGCCAAGGAAGGTGACAAGGTAAAGCTGATCCGCTTTGGGCAGCAAGGCGTCAGCGGCAGCCCATCACGAGAAGGTGAATCCGCCGCGGCCAAAGCACGCCGTGCATCCTTCAAGGCTCGACACGCCAGCAACATTGCCAAGGGCAAGATGTCCGCTGCGTATTGGGCTGACAAGGAAAAGTGGTAACGTAGAAGTGCAATTAAGCCTGCGGCTTATCCATGTCTGATGAACAACAAACCCAGGAGCCTGCGGCTACTACTGGGAATGCTGATGTACTGCAGCGCAGTATTGAAGCATTAGAACGCAAGAATCAAGAGTTGATTGCAGAGTTGCGTGCAGCAAAGAAATCCAAGGCGCCTGATGGGGTCAATGTCGATGAACTGCTGGAGTTCAAGCGCAACTATGAGCAGCAGCAGCTTGAATCCCAAGGCAAGTATCAAGAAGCCCGGCAAGCTTTGGAGCAGCAGTTCCGTGAGGCGACGGCGGAGAAGGACCAGCGCATTACAGAACTTGAGTCCCGCGTCCGCGAGCTAGAGCTGGTCACACCAGCAGTCACGGCATTGGCTGAGATCGTGCACGATCCTGATCTTGTGCTCAAGACCAAGTTGTCGCCTGATGCAATCCAGCGCGAAGCGGATGGCACTGTGGTCGTGGTCGATGGCTACCAGCGCACACCCGTCAGCGAATGGGCCAAGACGCTGCCCGCATGGATGCAGAAGCAACCCAAGCCGCAAGGCAGTGGCGCACCAACCGGCGGCAGCAATGGCGCCATCCCTGCCGGTATGGCTAATCCATTCAGCCGCGAAGGATTCAACCTCACTGAGCAGTCACGGCTATTCCGTACAGATCGTGACCTATACGACCGGATGAAAGCAGCAGCTAACCGTTAGTATTTGAGTGTCTGCTCGTGATGGCTGCGCCACATAGAGCCTGGGGCTGCGCCCACATCCGTAAACCCTTTTTGAGGATTAGTCATGGCGACCCTTCGCTCTGACATCATCATCCCCGAGGTATTTACGCCTTACGTCATTGAGCAAACCACTCAGCGTGATGCCTTCCTGGCTTCCGGTGTGGTGCAGCCTCTGGCGGAGCTAAATGCCACCGAGGGCGGTGATTTCATCAACGTTCCCTTCTGGAAAGCCAACCTTTCCGGTGACTTCGAGGTGCTGACCGACAGCGGCAGCCTCACCCCTGGCAAGATCCAAGCCGACAAGCAAGTCGGCGTGATCCTGCACCGTGGCCGCGCCTTTGAGGCTCGTGACCTGGCTGCTCTTGCTGCTGGTTCTGATCCCATGGCTGCCATCGGCGCCAAGATCGCTGATTACATCGCTAACCAGCGTCAAAAGGATCTGCTGTCCTGCCTTGCCGGCGTGTTCGGCACCCTGGGCACCACCTCTAGCTCGGCCGCCTTCTTCCCCCTGACCATTGACGGCGAATCGGGCGATACCCCGACTGTGCTGTCCCCCCGTCATGTGGCAGAAGCCAAGTCGCTGCTGGGCGACCAAGGCGATAAGTTGACCGCGATTGCTATGCATTCAAAGGTCTACTATGATTTAGTTGAGCGCAAGGCTATCGACTATGTGTCGACTGCTGAAGCCCGCGGCACCAGCACCACTCAGTCCGGCGGTTCTCTCGTTGCTGCTTATGGCGGCAACGTGGATGTGCCTACCTACTGCGGCCTGCGCGTTATCGTCTCCGACGATGTGCAAACCGAAGGCAGCGGCTCCACCACTGAGTACGCCACCTATTTCTTCACCCAAGGCGCTATTGCCTCCGGTGAGCAGATGGCAATGCAGACTGAAACCGACCGTGACATCCTCGCCAAGAGCGATGCCATGTCGATCGACCTGCACTACGTCTACCACCCGGTGGGCGCTAAGTGGGGCGTGACCACCACCAATCCCACTCGCGCCCAACTGGCGACCGTGGGCAACTGGTCGAAGGTGTACGAAACCAAGAACCTTGGCATCGTGCGCGCGACCAACACCTCTAACTTCGATTGAGGTAACTGACCATGGCATCCATCTTTGAGCTTGGCGACATCCCCGGCGGCCTTCTGCCCGGGCAAATGGGTCTGGCAGCTCCTACTGCCACTGCAACCCTGAGTGCAGCCAACAGCTACAACACCATCATCCGTGGCGTGCCTGCTGCTGCTGCCACCTACACCACTGCTACCGCTGCTGAGATTGTTGCTGCCATTGGCGGTGACTGCGCTGTGGGCACCACCTTCATGGTGGTTGTGCTCAACGCATCGGCTGGCGCCAACACCATCACCATTGCTGGTGGTACTGACGTGACCGTGAGCGGTGTAGCAACTGTTGCCCAGAATGCTTCCAAGGTATTTCTTGGCCGCGTGACTGCTGTTACCAGCGGATCTGAAGCGATCACCCTTTACGGCCTTGGCAGCACTGCTGCTGCTGTTGCCTGATGGGCATGTTCGCCTTCCGGCGACTGCGTGAACTGGAGGCTGCTGCTAACGCGGCGGCCTCTCTTTCTATTGCAGAGCTTGCACCTAAACTTGAAGTAACAGAGCCACCGGCTGATGGCAATAACAATCGTGGCCACGCCAGGCGCGGCAGACGCAAACTCCTACCTGACGCTGGCAGCAGCGGAGCTGATTATTGAAGGCTTCGTTCAGGATGATGACGTTGTAGCTTGGGCATCGGCTACAACAGATCAAAAGAACCGTGCGCTGTTTACAGCAACGCAACGGATCGACCGCGAGCGATTCCTTGGTGCTCGCGCTACTGATACGCAAGCCTTGCAGTGGCCGCGTACCGGCGTGCGCAAGCCCGACACCTATATCAACACCTACGCCGTAGGCTTCCCCTTCCGCATCACCACCGACTACTACACTGACAGCGAGATCCCTGACCGGATCGAGTTCGCTCAGTGCGTCCTTGCTGTTTACCTGAACAACAACAAGGACGGTATGGCGCTGAGCGGATTGGAGGATTACAAGTCCGTTAGCATCGGCAGCTTGAGCGTTACAACTGCCGGCGCTAGCTCCAGTGCTACAGGCGCTGATCGCGTACCGCCCTTATATGAGCGGTATTTGACAGGGATTAGAATCAGTGGACCAGGTAATTTTTCCATTCGCCGGAGCTGATCAATGGGCTACAAGTACCCCGGTGCCGAGTTCATCGACGACACCGCAGCGCATACCGGACGCTTCGGCAAGATTGTTGCCCTTGAGGATTCGGTGATTGCCAGCTTGACTGCAATAGATTGGACCGGCAACACGCTTAGTGCCATCCCATTCAAGGCAAGCACTGAGATCGAGGGCGTCTTCACTAGCATCACGCTGACCAGCGGCACCGTTGTTGCCTACCGCCTCTGATGTCTGTTCAACCCGGTCAACACAACATCACGGTGCAGCGGCGGGCAGATTATGACCTGCAGCTGCAGTTCAAAGACTCTGCCGGTGTTGGAATCAACCTGACCGGGTGGACTGCCTACGCACAAGTGTGGAACGAAGGTCGCGTTACCAAATACGCAGACTTTGCCGTTACCTACACGGACCGCGCAACGGGGCAAATCAAGATTGCCCTGACCGATACGCAGACTGCTACGTTCCCGAACGAAGCGTTCTATGACGTGCTGCTACAGGATACGGCAGGCTTGCTGAACTATTACCTCGAAGGCATCGTCTACGTTTCCGAGGGCTATACAGCGCCGCCAGCATGACAGTTGTAACCGCCACCACAACGCAGGCAACCGTTGAAGTAACGGAAAACAGTGCTACGACCGTGGTGCCAACTGTTAGCACTACAGCGGTTGAGGTTAATCAAGCCGGTGTTCCGCCTGGCGGCAATCCTAAGGATCTGCTGGTTAAGTCCAGCGCAACGGATTATCACAGCGAATGGACAGCACGTCCTGAGGTAGACGCGCTGCATTTTGATTTAGCTGTTGGCATTGATCCGGGCACTGGTCAGCTTGCGTGGAATGCCGACGAGGGCACACTTGAGCTAGGCAAAGCCAACGGCATCAGCAACTACGTTGGCGCTGAAACGATGGTGTTGTGCCGCAATGCCAGCAACAGCGTCACGATCCCCAAAGGCGCTGCTGTTAGGTTTGCTGGCACGCTAGGCGCTAGCGGCAGGCTGAAGGTTGCGCCGATGATCGCAGACGGCAGCTTCCCTGGCTACGTCTTTTTCGGTGTGACCGATCAGGCCATTGCAGGCGCCAGTGATGGCTACGTCACGGTGTTCGGCAAGGTCCGTGGCGTCAATACCAGCGCCTACAACGAAGGCAGCATCCTATGGTGCGACCCTGCTGTTGCCGGTGGATTTACGACGACTGAACCGCAGGCGCCAAACCTGAAGCTTGCTGTCGCTGCTGTTGTCAGCTCAACCAATAACGGCACCATCTTTGTCCGCTGGACGACTGGATCACGCCTGCAGGATTTGCATGACGTAGAAGCGAACGGCGGCAAGTCTGACGGTGATGTTCTTGAGTACGACTCAACCGCTGGACGTTGGCAACCATCCGACAGGCTTACGCTATTAGAAGCACGCGTTACAGCCCTTGAAACCTGATGGCACTCGCTGGATCGCTACAAAAAATCGCCAGCAAGCTGATGAGCAAGTTTGGCGGCGTTGCCACCATCCGCCGTGTGACGACTGGCGCCTACAACCCAACCACTGGCACCGTCAGTGAGACCACGACCGATACTGCAGTGCGTGGCGTGCTGGAAGATGTCAGCCTGCGTGAGGTCAACGATTTAATCCAGGCCGGCGACAAGCGGCTGTTGATTGCTGCCGCTGATATTGCTAATGCGCCCACTACGGCCGATGAAGTGCTAATTGATGGCACTACTTATCAAGCCGTGCAGGTGCGTACGATTGAACAGGACAACACCCCGATCACCTACGAGCTGATCTTGAGGGCATAATGGCACGCGGCAAAATCAGGATTGATCAAATTGGTGATTACGTGCAAGACCGGATCGAGCAATTGATGCGAGTTACGGTTCTTGAAACTGACAATCGAGTCAAGATGCTCAGCCCGGTTGATCTTGGCCGCTTTCGCGCAAGTTGGCAGGTAGGAGAAAATGCAGCACCTGGCGGGCAAAAGCCTGAAGGCATATACCCAAGCCAATTGCCGATTGAGCGCCTTGGCTACAACCGCGAACGCATCGGCAATATCTACAGCGTTCACAACAACCTGCCATACGCTGAACAGCTGGCAACTGGCGCAGCAGGTTCAGGCAGTAAAACTGAAGTGCGATACAACCCGCGCCGCACGGTGACCAACTGGGCAAGCCCCGGCGGTGGCAGCAGCATCCAAACTGATGGGCCTGGCTGGGTGCAAGGCATTGCTAAAGACATGCAGCAATTTGTAGAGGTAAACGCCGCGCGAATTGGCAAAACTTACACCAGGAATAGATCATGAGCAGCACCTACAACGACGTTCGCGCCGCCATTGAAGGACGCATTGGCACGGAGATGGCGCTATCGCCTGCCTACCCCGTCAGCTATCAGAACGTACCGTTCACGCCGCCCAACAACACACCATGGGTGCAGGCGTTCATCCGCTTTGGCGATAACAACTACGCCACGTTGACTAGTTACAACCGCCAGACGGGCACGCTGGTGATCAATGTCTTTACCCCCCAAGGCCAAGGCACTGCCGCCAATTTCACAATCGCAGAGCGCATCAAGGATAAGTTTGACCGCTTGAACCTATCCGGTATCATCTTTGATGCAGCTTCCGGTCCTGCGCAGGTAACGCCCGCATCACCTGAGTCTTACTACCAAACTCAGGTTACGGTTACTTTTGAGGCCTACTTAGACTAGAGACAGCCACATACCGTTCACAACATGGCTACTGTTCTGTCCGGTACGTCCGGCGCCCTTTACTACAAACCCGCTGGCACCAAGGCCACGTTCGGCGAAGCCGCCGTGGATGCCACTGATGATGAAATCACAGTGGCTACCTACCTGAACTTCAAGGTGGGCGATCCCGTGGTGTTCAGCGTCGTCAACACTGAAACCGGAGCTAGCGGCACCGGCACCCTGCCTGGCGGCATCAGCGCAGCAACCACCTATTACGTGATCGCCTACACCGCCTCGACTGGCGTGCTGCAGGTATCCGCTACCGCCGGCGGCTCCAGCGTTGCAATCACAGACGATGGCACGGCTGTAACGCCTAACGCCTTCCAGGTGGATTACGCGGCCTATGCGGCAGTGGGCGACGTACGCGAGTGGTCTTTTGAGATCACCCGTGAAGAGATCGACGTCACCACCATCGGCCAGGCGCTTGGGCAGTATGCACCCTTCCGCCGTTACATCACCGGCTTTGCCGATGGCGAAGGCAGCTGCACCGTCTACACCACAGACGATGACAGCAACCTGTCTAACCGCATGATCCAAGACGTGCTTCAGCGCCAGCAAGCTGGCGCATCGTTCAAGCTCTACATCGACCGCGTTCTTAGCGCTGGCTCCCCAAGCGCAGCACTAAGCCGCAGTGTTGAGTTCGATGCGGTGCTGACTTCTGCCAGCCTCACCGTCAACCCTGACGATGCGCAGACGGTAGAGATCTCCTTCCGCCCTGCAGGCACTCCCACCTTTGACTTCAGCAAGAGCTGATAGATGTCAAAACCTGGCCCCGGCTTGCGCTGGGGCTTTTTTGCGTCTAAAGTTATTCCGTGACCACACAAAGAACATTCATGCGTGCGCTTGATAAGCTCAAAAAAGCTGCCCACCTGGTGCCGATTAAAAAGTGCGTCACCCTTAGTGATGGCACCGAGTTTGATTTTTACTGCACACCGCTGACCATGGCGGAACGCGAAAAGGCGCAAAAAGATGCTGGCAGCGAAGAGGCCACGGCATTTGCGCTGCAGTTACTGATCCAGAAGGCCAAGGATGATGCAGGACAGCCACTGTTTCGTCATGGCGAAGTAGCCGAGCTAAAAAATGAAGTGCGCGATGAAGATTTGCAAGCACTGATGCTTGCAGTTATCACCGACAAAAATGACGTGAAAGAGGAAGAAGCAAAAAAGAACTAAAGCGCGACATCTACATGCGGCTGATGATGCGATTGGCGCGTGACCTTGGCTATACAGTCCTGGAACTAAGCCAGCGCATCACGATCGAAGAGCTGCGGCTGTGGGCGATGCTGTACGAAATCGAAGGCAAAGAGCAAGAAGACGCTATGCGTAAAGCACGGCGGCGGTAGACTTAGGGCATAGGGGATGCCACCGTGTCTGTTGTCGCCAATGTAGCGATTAATATTGACGGCAAGCAGGCACAGTCACTGCTTAAGGCAATTCAAGGTGAAGTCGAAAAGCTAAACGGCTCCTTTGACCAGATCCCTAAAAAGACTGGCGGGATATTTGATAAGTTAAAAAGTGCGGCAACTTCCGTCGTTGGGCAACTTGCAGCAGTTGGTGGCGCTGCGTTTACGCTTCAACAGGCATTTACAACGCTTTCCAATCAGTCGAAAGCTGAAGCCGCACTACGCACGCTTGGCGTTGATGCTAGTGTCGCTAGCCAACAGTTTGCGCAACTGTCAAAAGAGCTGCAAGGGCAAGCTTCAACTGTTGAGCTGACGACTGCCGCATATGACGTTGCTTCAGCTGGATTTGCAAATGTTGCAGATCAAACAAACATCCTAGAAGCCGCAACTAAGGGTGCTGTTGGCGGCTTGAGTGACATTAACACCGTTGGAAATGCTGTTACAAGTGTTCTTAACGCCTATGGCATGTCTGCTGACCAAGCTGCCGGACTGGTAGATGGGTTCATTCAAACTCAGAATGATGGCAAGATTGTCTTGGGTGAATATGCGGCGTTAATTGGCAGCTTAGCGCCAACTGCTGCTGCTGCTGGCGTTGGGATTAAAGAATTAAACGCTGCGGTAGCAACAATTACAGCGCAAGGCGTGGCACCAGAAACCGCTGTTACCGGACTCAATCAAGCGCTAATTTCAATTCTTAAACCAACAGCTGAGGCTACAAATTTATCTCGCCAGCTTGGCATTGACTTCAATGAAGCCGGATTGCGCAGCAAGGGACTTGCTGGATTCTTGGAGCAAGTCGCAACAGCAACCGGGGGCAGTGCATCCAAGCTAACTACACTGTTTGGCTCTGTTGACGCATTGAAGTCAATTTTGCCGCTACTTAGCGGCGACATGCAAAAGTTTGTCGAAAATATCATTAAGCAGGACAAAGCGACTGGTGTTGCAACAAAAGCATTTAAGGATATGTCAGCCACTATCGAAGGCGCGCTAAAGGAGGTTGACACTGCATTTAAAAATCTCGTTGTCGCGTTTAAGCCTGTTATTCCTGCTATTATTGTGCCGTTTAAGGTGCTAGCAGGAGCGATAAATCTTGTTAGCGAGAACATTAAAGCGCTGGCAGTAACTGCAACGTTTATCGGCACGTTTGTCGGTGTTCTCCACGGCGCCGCACTTGCCACTAAAGCATGGGCACTTGCCACTGCCGGTTTAGCAGCTGCCAAGAAAGCGGCAGGCGTTGCTGCTGCGTTCCTTCAAGCGGTAATGAACCCGGCAACCTTGGCTACCACTGCATTAGCGCTCGGTGCCGCCACGGCCGCCGCCGTGACGCTTGGCAATGCTATGGGCGATGCTGGCGTCAAAGCAGAAGAAGCCAAGGGCAAGCAGGGTGGTGTTGCCGATGAAACCGCAAGAATCAACGGCGAAATCGATAAGCAAATTGAAGGCTTGGATCAAATCCCGCCTAAACAGCAAGCGCAGGTTGACAAAGCGCAAGAAGTTCTTGGCAAGTTTCAAGAGCAAAAAGCCGCAATCGACGGTCAAATTGCCAGCCTAGAACGCGGTGCATCCGTTAACTCTGCACGCTACGAAGCTGAAAAAGCCATCAATGATTTGCAAGGTCAACAACTTGAGCGGCAATATGGCTTAGCGCAAACTGCACAGCAGCGGCTTGATATTGCTGTTGCCATTTTTCGACAACAGGCACAAGCGGCGCAGATTGAATACAAGCAAGCACTAGAAAACATTGCTCTAGAGCAACGCAAGCAACAACTGCAAATTGAAGCAGCGCAGCTTAAGTACAAAGAAATTGAAGCCGAAGGTCAACTTCAAATCCTCAAGGCTGGCAGTGCCGAGGAAGAAGTCAAAAAGCGTGCTCAACTTAAAGCTTCTTTAAAAGCGCAAAATAGCGTCGTTGAAGCTGCTAATGAAAACGCAGTTGCTCAACAAGAAATTGCCAAATATCAAGAGCAAACGGCTGCTTTACAACTTGAATCGAAAACGCTAGCTGCACAGACTGCATTGGAGCAAAAGCTGGTTAGCGACAATATCGGCCTTAGCCAAGTCGAAGCCGTGCGATTATCTGATGGGCTTGCAAGAAGCCAAAGCAGTGCTCAAAAATTGGGATCGGCTACTGGCCAGGTAGCGAGCAATGCGCAACAAAGCGCTTATATGTTCATACAGGTTACAAGCAACGCCAACCAAGCCGCAGCAGCAATTAGCAATGTCGTTAATCAGCAAGCGCGACTTAATGCACTGCGACCCGCTGCCACTGGCGGTACTGCTGCCGGTGACGCTTCTGTTCAGCAAGCCGCACAAGGCGCCTACTGGCCTGGTGGCTTTAAAGCATTTGCGAAAGGCGGCATCGTCACTAAGCCAACCATGGGGCTGATCGGTGAAGGTGGCGAGGCTGAATATATTGTGCCGCAGTCAAAAGCGGCAGGGTTTGCTGCAAATTATCTATCAGGCGCCCGTGGTTCAGCTGCAATTCCAAGTGGTGGTGGTGGCGCAGCACCTGCAATCAACATTCAAACAGGCCCCGTGATGCAGCAAGGCGGCACCAACTACGTCACCGTCAAGGACTTTGAGCAAGGGCTTCAATCCGTCGCCGCTTCGCTGTTGGGTAACAACCGCTCCACAGGCGGCAGGCGTTACGCAGGAGTTCGATGATTACCAATCGCGGCCAATCGCAGTACTTGCGCATCTTTGATGAGGCAAGTACCTACTATCGCTGGCAGTCGTACTACGTCAATCAAACCGTTACATGGCAGTCAGCTAGCTGGTCTTATCAGCCGTTTGTAGTGAATGGCCTCGTGGCTGGCAGTGCCGGCAGCGGCGCTGGTATCACCGTCACTATTCCTGCAACCACGCTTGCTGTTGATGTATTCAGCCAAGCATTAACCGCAAACCGTCTATGCGAAGTGCGGGCCTATGAGTTTGACGCTCTGTTAACTCAATCGACGCCGCAATCTAGTCAATCGCTAATTGCTTCGTTTGTTGGTGAAATCATTGGCATCGGCGGCAGCTTTACAGAACTGACTATTGAACTTGGATCCAGCTTGGCGCCAGTCGGCGCGCAGGCGCCTCCTCGAAACTTCACCTCTATATTGATTGGAGCGCCGCTGCGGCTATGAGCATCCAAATCAGCGATCCGCTGCAGCTGCTGCCATATCAAATTGGACTACTGGCGCCACCGCTTGAGGATGGCGCTGCACAAGGCCAAAACCTGCTGACCACAGCGCAACGATCCATTGTGCTGGGCGAGCCAGTACCGATTGTCTTTTGCCGTCGAGTTAGCGGCAATGGCGGTGTCTTTGTAAGCCCTGGCGCGACCGAAGGACGCTACGCGAACGATCCGACAACCAACGCCCTAACTGTCAACCTGCAACTTGTGCTCAGTGAAGGCGAGTTGCCACAGCTGCAAGAACGCGATTTATATCAACGCAACTGCCGCGTCGGTACATGGGCACAAACCTACAATCGCCGCGCTGGCACGTGGACGCCGGGAAACTTTATCGTTGCGGTGGCCGGCAAGGATCCATGGGCTTGTCCGCAGTACTGCGGCACTAGTGGCAACTACGCCAATCTGACCACGCTCAGCTATACCAACACGCACCAAGATCGTGACGGCACATGGGATAAGCAGGTTCATGCTTTTGTGCGTCAAGGGATCAAAGTAACGCGCATCCTCGATAGCACGCTAGGGCCAAGCAATAATATTGTTGATCTAGCTCTTTATCTGATCAAGCAAAGCAGCAGGCTGCCAGATTCCATGCTGGATACAGCGGCATTTACCACTGCCGCCAACTTCACCAATGTAAACAGCTTTTTCTACAACGGTGAGTTTAAGCAATCTACCAACCTAGAGGATTGGCTGCAGGAAATCAGCAGCAAGTTTCTGCTGCGCGTTAGCGATAATCTCGGTAAAAAAGGAATGCGGCCATTGCTGCCGATCAATAATGACTACACAATTAAGACAACAGCAATTACGCCAGGTTTTACATTCACCGAAGAGCACGTGTTGCCTGATGGATTTCAAATTGAATACATTCCGCTCAGCGAGCGCAAGCCCATCTGCGCGTTGATCCTGTGGCGCCAGCAGCCGGATAGCGACGTCGGCATTGTCCGCACTGCTGAGGTGCGCTTTGCGGGAGAAGCCGTAACTGGTCCATATGAGCAGTACGATTTAAGCCAGTTCTGCACTACCGAAAATCACGCAATTAAGGTCGGCACGTATTACGTGGCACGCCGCAAATACATCACACATACGTTGCGATTAAAAGCCAGGCCCGATACGTACAACAGTACATTGGTGCTTGGCGATATCGTCCGCGTGCGACTGCAGCGCGAAACAGTAACAGGCTCTATTGCATCTCATGATTTCTACTACGAGGTTGAGCGCATCAACAAATCCATTAGCGGCATTGTTGAGCTGGACCTCATGCACTGTCCAGTGGACAGTCAAAACCGCAGCCTTGTTGCATTAGCCGTTGCCGCCGCAACAGGCGCTGGTTATGTGTTGCCTACCGGCCGCAATGACTTCAGCTGCAACATCAATAACGACACTGATCCAGTGCCCGATGAAGGCGGAAACCTGCCTGACCTGCCAGACCCGGGAGATCCGGACGATCCGGGACCAGGGCCAGATGGTGGCGGAGATTTTGGCTACAACATCCCGCCAGGCACAGAGACGAATCCATCAGGAACGGATCAAAATCCAGAATACCCGGAAAATTACGGCCAAGTTACCGGCTACACAGATAATCCACAAGCGGGCGACGTGCTCAGTTATGACCCGCAATGCCCTGGTGCGTACATTGAATGGCGACTGGTGGACAATGCAACAGGCTCATATCAAGTTGTTAGCGCTGGCGTTGCCGCCACTTACATGGTTGCCTTTAACGCAAACGCTGTAGGCAAAACAATCGTTGGCGTTGGCAGATGCCCGGATCCGTCTTCACCGGATGGATACGGAGCCGAGATAATTTCAGAACCAACACCGCCTGTTGTTTTACCGCCAGAAAATGATGTAACTCAGTTAGGCACAGTGACACGCCCACCCGGAGCAGGCACTTTCCTCTTCAGTTGGACATGTCCCCAGTTCTCTCCAAACACAAATTCGTTTGAGTTTAATGCAAATGTTGTAACTGTGTCTCCAAGGAGAGAGTACTTTAGCGATAATCCATGGCCTGGAGTTACGGGTTGGGCGTATATAGTGAGCGGCTTCAATAGCACTGGAGCATTGATTCAAGATTATGCAATCGTACAAGGTAGTGCTGCTGGCTATGCACTATTTGATGGCCCAGTCCCTTCGGGCGTAGTGCTAAATCTGTCTTCGGTTAACTACTATTTTATTCCAACGGGTGGATCCGCGCAGGAGGTACCCTTAATTCCACCATCATGACGACTTTTCCTTCGCTATCACCGCAAACCCGTACCTACATTCCAGGCGCAAATCCTGTCACGCCAATTGGCGTTTTGACTGGCGATGAGTTTGCGGTGCGTCACACCAACGCATCAGTGGGGCATGTGTTGCGCTTAGGCTTTCGCGGCTTGACACCAGCGCAACACGCATCGATTATTGGCCACTACAACATCCACGGAAGATTTCAGCCGTTTGATATTCCGGCTTTGCTGCTAACAAATTCAAACCTGACATTCCCTGCGAATTACCAATGGATCTATGCCAGCAGCCCTCAGACCATTTACACGCCAGGTGTTGTTGACGTCACAGTAGAGCTGCAACTGTTGCCGCCCTATACGATATAGCCATGGCAGATTTTCCCCGCATTGCGCCAAACGAGATCAACTTTGATGCTGGTGTGTCAAACATCAGCGAGGTATCTACGTTTGCGGGTCCAATACGGTTCCGTCATTCCAACCGCATTAATGGCCACACGCTGCAGCTGACATACCGTGGGTTGTCACAAACGCAAATCGAGGCAATCCGCAATCACTACGTTGCATCCGATGGTGTGCTGCGTCGCTTTGGCGTGCCGTCCGATCTGTGGGGCGGCCTTACTGTCGTGCCGGAAACCGCTGAGTACAGATATTTAGAGCCGCCACAAGAAGAACATTTAGGCTTGTACTACAACATTACGATCAGCCTAAAAATTCTTGAAGGTTCTGTTATTTACTTTATTCTGGATTGCGATGATGCAACATTGCCAGTGGCATTTGCGTTCTCGTCGATACCTTTTGTTGGTACAGCGCCGTTCATCTTAGACTGCGAGGACGCGGGCCCTGCTCCTGCACTGATACTTGAAGGCGGAGGCGCCAAGCTGTGACAACCCCGACTACTGTCAAGGTTCAACTCAAGCTGCGGCAAGACACATCTAGCGGATGGAGCGCCGTCAACCCAATCCTTTTAGTAGGAGAACTGGGAAGAGAATCCAATACCGGCAAAATCAAAATCGGCGATGGCAGCACGGCCTGGAACAGTCTTACCTACCAGCCGTTTGGTGCGCTGATCACCAATGACGACATCAGCGCCACGGCTGAAATTGCCGTCAGCAAGCTGGCTGATGGTGCAGCTAGGCAAATACTGCAGACCGACGCCGCCGGCACTGGCGTGGAGTGGGCTAGCAATATCGACATCCCTGGTACGCTCGACGTAACCGGGGCGGCAACATTTGATGCCACCGTAACGGTTACTGGCGATCTGACCGTCAACGGTACGACCACCACCATCAGCACTCAGAACCTGCTGGTGGAAGACAAGAACATCATCATCGGCGATGTTGCCACGCCGACTGATACAACCGCCGATGGTGGTGGCATCACGCTGAAAGGCGCCACCGACAAGACGATTAACTGGATAGACGCCACCGATGCGTGGACCAGTAGCGAACGATTCAGCATCCCCCTGGGTAGTGCTGCAGCGCCATCACTGACCATCAACGGGGACGCAAATTCTGGACTGTACTCCCCCGGCGCAGACCAAGTAGCCATCAGCACTGGTGGGTCTGGTAGGTTGTTCGTGGATGCGAGTGGGAATGTCATCCTCGGGACAACATCAGTCCTTAGTGGTGCTGGCGGTCGCGTACTGCAA